CTCGTCGGTCACCGGCAGGTAGACGGTGATCTTCCGAACCAGGCTGGCCCGCTCGGTCAGCGCCAGAGCCGCCTCGCCGTACGCGCCGGCCTCAGCGGTCTCCGCCGCGGCGTTGGTGAAGGTGGTCTCCTCCATGTACTTCACCGCGGACTGCGTCGTGGTCGTCTGCGGGATCAGGTCGGTGACCTGAACCGGGCGGGTGGCGAACTCGACCACCCTGCCGGTGCGGGTCTCCTCCGGATCCCACCCGGCGGCGGTGGTCATCAGCGTCTTCAGCTCGACGTCGGAGGCGATCGTCACCGCGGGACCCTGCGACCCCTGCCGGCCCTTGAACGCCTGCGACTCGATGAAGTACTGGCCGATGCTCTTGCGCTGCGGCTGCCCGTAGCCCTGCCGGTCGCCGGGCTCGGCGCCAGACTCACGGCCACCCTTGGTCTCCGGGTTCTGCTGCCGCTCGTACGCCTTCAGGCTCGCCTGCAGGTCGTCGCGCTCCTTACTCAGGTCGGTCAGCTCGTCGTTGAGTTGACGGACGTGCGAGGCCACCTCGCGGCTAGTGCCCTTGACCGACTTCACCTTCGTAAAGTCCAGCTCGGGACCCGCCTCGGCGAAGATGCCCGCGAGTTCCTTGTTCTTCAGTTCGATCTTTCCCTCGACCTCTTTGAGTGCGGGGAAGGTGGTTGCCGTCATGGCATCTCTCCTTTGTGCTGCATGGCGACGAAACGCATGTACTCGCGCGCCGCCTCGTCATCGGTGGTGGTCAGCAGGGACTGCAGCGTCCGCACGTCATCGGTCAGCCACTCAAGCCGTTCGGTGATCGCGCGGGAGAGCCCCTTGCCTTTCGCAGCGCGGAGAGCGCCCACTCTTGCCGTGCTGATGAGCGTTTCTGAGACCACGGCCATGGCCTCGTCGATCTGATGGATGAGCAGGTGCGACCCGCCGGCAGACTTCAGCGCCGGAGGTTCCCGGTCCGCGTCGCGCAGATGCGCGGCGAGGTGCTCGTAGACGCCCTTGACGTCCGCGTCGGGAATGCCCGCGCGTCCGCTGTTGAGGGCGGCGATCGCCGTCACGCATGCCCGCACATTTGCCGGCCCGCCCGGACCGGAGTGGTGTGGGAAGCGGTACGACGACTTCGTTTCCGGATCCCCGGCCGGATCGACCCAGGCGTGCACCGCACGCAGGTCCGACACTGATTCGCCGGGTTCCACGGCAGCCGGGTTCCACGCCTTGACCTCGACGTCCGTCTCGTGCGGACGGATCGCCGCGCTGTACTCACTCACGGTGGGTTGCCTTCCGCTCGATCGAGACTTGGTGCTCAAGGTGCGGGTGTTCACGCCCGCGCCGACGAGGGTCGGTGAGCCCTCGTGGACCAGTAGCTTCTCCAGGAACCGCACCCGCCGGCCCGAATGCTCACCGAACGAGTGCTTAAGCACGTCGTAGCCGTACGACCACTGCCCTAGCGGGCCAAGATGCTTGACCGTGGCGAACGTGTCCCGGCCGTGGGCGGTGTCCATGAAGAACTGGCCTTCGAGGATGGCCTCGGTGCGGGTGGTCCGCAGCCTGGCCTTACCGACGGGGAGCGCGCCGCCCCAGCTCGTGTGCCCGTACGCCGAGATCGCAAACTCGCCATTGCCTGCGAACGCATCAGGCAGGGTTACGTCACCGTCGGAGTCAACGACGTCGAAGGTCGCGATGACCGCCGTTACCTCGCCCTTGTCGGCGTCTTTGACCTCGATCCGACTGATCTGCTTGGTGTCCATCAACTCTCCAGTCCGGCCAGCGCGGACTCCTGCGTGCCCGGCGGCTGTAGCTGCACGGAGAACAGGCCGGAGTGCTGACCGATCAGCTTTCCGAGATCGCCGGAGCGTAGATACGCCACCGCGGCGTCCGGCTTCCACCCTGCGTCGACCAGGGACCGCAACGCGATCGCGTTGACCTGCTGGATGTCCGCCTGATCCTTGGCGTCTTCCCGCATGAACGGGATCGACGCCTTGTCCACCCACAACCGAGCCCCGGCCGGTGGGGTGACCAGATCGCCAAGACTGGCGCAGGTCACCTCCCACAGGTGCGTACAGGTACCATCACCGAAGTTGCGCCGCGCCGATTTGTAGTTGCCGGCGTTCAGGGACGAGCCGGACAGGCCCTCGGATAGTCCGACGATGACCGGGTGCACGCCGGCAGCCGCAGCGATGCGGGTCTCCCCCCCGCCGGTGACCTGCTTGTAGTCCAGCTTCTGCAGATCGGCGCTGGTGACGGTGACATCTGCGCCGCCGCCGACGAATAGCGTGCCGTAGGCGTTGTTCACGCCCTCGTGGTTAGCCTTGAACCGTTCGACGAAATCGTCAAACGCCTGGGTTGACACGTCTTTGTCCAGCGCGACGATCGTCTGCAGCGTCGCGCCGCGCTCGAAGAACGAAAGCTTGTGCTCCGTCGCCGCCCGGTCCGCCGAAATTTCACGCAGCACCGGCGTCAGCCACGACATGCCTCGGAACCGGGCCTCCGGGTCCGGGATCGGCGCGTAATGACACACCTCGGATGGCGTCAGCAGTACTGGCGGCTGTTTCGTGCCCATCCCGGTCGTCAGCCCCGCCGCGGTGCGTGGCTCGTAGATGAACAGCACCGGACGGGCGTCCAGCGCGTACGGGTCACCCGATGCCGAGCCGATGACGATCCACACCCAGTCGGGGCGCATGCGCGTCAAGCGCAGCCCCCGGCCGCGGGCCTGCTTGCCGTACCTACCGGCGTCGTCGGTCATCGTCCAGTACGAGTTGCCGGCGAAGGTCGCGTCGACCTCCATCCACGCCAGCAGGTCGCCGGTTGTGCCCGTCGGCCACGGCCGCTCCAGCAGCGACAGCTCCGGCGTGCCGAACAACTCCTTGGTGGCCAGGTTTTCCCACTGAAACTTTGCCTGTGCATAGTGGCGCAGCCGAGCGTAGAAGCAGGAGAAGACGATCCCGTCGGCCTTGCCGGCGCCGCGCACGTACCCGTCGAAGTCGTGTTCGATGCGCTCCCGATCAGGCAGGCTCGACATGAACGGCAGCCGCATCGAGTCCAGCGACCAGAAAGGCGGCTCCGACCACGACTTGCTGCCCGCCCGGGCGACACCCGGTGCGGGACGTTGGGCCACACTCGCCGCATACGCAGCATTGACCCGCTCCAGCGCGGAACTCACCCGACACCCGCCTCACGGTGCGGCGCCCGCGCATCCCGGTAGCCCTCGCGCATTGCCAGGAACGACCACACCGCGGCGTTGACCACCGCACCGACACAGCGACCAAAACCGATCAGCACTGCGGCGATGAAGGCCAGTACCAGCCGTCCGACGTGCACCTCCCGCGCCTGTGCGCTGATCGTGTCGAGCTGGTCTACCGACACGTCAAGCACCGTCACCGCTACCTCCCGGCCAGATCCCGCTCGAGCTGCTCGCGCAGCCGCTGCAACGTCACGTCATCACCGCTCTTGTCTGCTGGACGTGCATGCGCCCGGCGTGGCACGGTGGCCACGAATGCCGCCGCCGGCCTGCGGTCCGCCCGATGCACCCTCGGTGTCGAATGTCCGAACAGGGCCAGCGACACCGCCGCCAGCGTGGTTACGTCCACGGCCAGGTCCCGGCGTGCCCACGCCCACGACCCGCCCACGTCTCGCTTCACCGCGCCCGCAACCGCGTCGGTCAGGTCCTTCTGGCCGATGTGGTGCACATCCCGCGCGGCGACATCCGGCCCGCAGACGCCGTCGTACAACAGTCCGCAACCGGTCACCATGTCCCCAACGTTCGCCCGATGCACAACCAGCCCGGCCTTCTCGGCTTCCTCGGCCAGCGCCTTGTCGTCGATGACCACCACGGACGGCTTGTGCCGCTCCAACTCCTGCAGCCGCGCGACCACCCACCCGGTACCGGGCCGGTAGTCCAACGTCTGCCCGTCACCGGCCACCTCGATGTGCCGACCGCCGTCCGACCGGGCGCCGGCAAGGCCGATCGCCGCATACGAGCGGTCCGGCGGGACGTACACCCCGATCGCCGGGCGGCCCTCGAGCTGCGACGCAGGATCGTGCGCGTCCGTCCACGCGGCCTGGCCAATGACTTGCCACTCAGGTACGAGCGATTCGACCCGCTGGCACAGCACCTCAGTGCGGAAAATCGGCTCCGGGTCGGTACCCAACGCGGTGGCGATGGCCTCCTCGGTCACCGTGTAGCCCAGCGACGGATTCGCCTGCGCCCACGCCCGCCGATCCCACAAGCGGCAGTCCGGCCGGTGCAGCTCACCCTCCGGGCGCACGCAGGTGCACCGCACGTCATCCGGTGCTGACCACTCGAAATGCCCCAGCGTCGGATCCGCGCCGGCCGGGTTCTTCGCCGCAGCCCGGCCCTTCGCCTGCAGATCGTTGAGCACCACCGACCGGTCGTCGCCCGCGTTCGAGAACGCGTACACCTGAGCATTCGGCCGGGCCATCGTCGTCTTCGTGACCGCGCCCCATGCCAACCAGTCCAAGTGCTCGCGCAGCTCGTCGAGGTTCACGTCGTCGCCCGACAGACCGCGGCCACCCTTGCGGGATGCTGCGGCGATCTTCCACCGCGAACCGTGAGTCAGTTTGAGCGCCTTCTTGCCGTTCGTCTTGTCGACGTGCTTGATCTCAGCCGCCAACTCCGGCACCGACTCGACGATCTCGACGGCCTTGTCCCAGGACTCCTCGGAGATGTCCAGGTTCTGCGCAGTGCCGATCACCAAGGCCACCTGCAGCACGAACATCTTCCACAGGTTCTTGACCTCGACGATCGTGGTTTTGCCGTTCTGCCGTGCGACCAGGATCAGAACGGTGCGAAACCGAAACCGCCCGTCCGGGCGTAGCTCCAACGCGTGGATCAGCAGCCAGCGTTGCCACGGCAGCGGCTCAACCTCGAGCACTTCCCGGGCGAAATCCACCGCCGAATATCCGAGCGAGGTCTTCGGGGTGAGCGCACACCCGCACCCGCACGGTCCCGGCCGGCCCGTGACCAGCGGCGGCGTCCAGATCCTAGGAGTCGTGCTTCCCAGCAGCGGAGCGGAGCTGAGCAAGACGCCCCCCGACTGGCTTGTCCGCGGTCAACTGCTTACGCGCACCCGGCGCGCCGCCGAGATCCCGCAGCACACCCTGTAGCTGCGGCCCAAGCCAGCCGACCGTCTTCGTCACCTCACACATGGCCTCGAGGGCTTTCAGCCGCTTGAGCGCGGATTCCTCACCGGACAGGTCCCGGCGTAACTGGGTCAGCTCCTCGGCCCGGTTGACCGCCTTCTCGATCTCCTCGGCCTGGCGCATGGCGAGGGCCTTCATCGCGTCATCCGCCGGCGTCAGCCACGACATCTGCCCAAGCGCATCCTTGACCGCGTCCCGCAGATCCGGGGCACGCTCGCGCGGCGGGGTCGACGGAACGGCGGCGAGCTTGCGGCGCGGCGGCATGTTCACCCCACCAACTGAAGCTGGACGTTTCCGCCGTCTCTGCGGCGCACATTGCAGTCAAGGTGCGCGAGAGCGAGGTTGGCCGGGTCGTTTGTCCCGCCATCCACCACCGGTATCAGGTGGTCCCGGCTCGCGGACCTCGGATGCGNGCAGTCGTGGATTGACGCGGCGGCGGCACAGGTGGCAGCGCCACCGATCCCGCTCGGCAAGCTCCCGAATGGACATCGGCTCGTCGCCACCCGCGCGGCGCTTGAGGTTCTTGCGTTGATTGGCCGCCCGGCGGTGAACTTCCGCGCATTCGCCACACCGCGGACTGTTGCGTGTCGTGATCGTCTTGCAGGTCTCGCACGGGTGTGGATGCGGGCCGCGGGTCGCATTGAGCCCGCGACCAGCGCGTACTCGCAGGGCGTATCCGCAGCGGCGCGAGCACGTCAATTGAGGGCGCTCTTTGTGGTCGTTCGGATAAAACTGTGAGCCACAGACTACGCAGGCTCGGAGCTCGATTCGGTGCCCGTAGGGCCGAGGTCGCACTCGTCGGCATGACCGGCACGTCCGCTCTCCTGCCGGCAAGGACGTGGCGCTACCGTTCAGCCTCTTACCGCAACCGCCAGCACAGTCAGCGTAGTAGCCCATCGAATCATCTCCCGGGTATGCGGAAGCCCCGAGCCGGGAGACTCGGGGCTTCCTTCCCTCGGGGATCAGCCGAGGGTGTCTATCTGTCGCGGGGGTACCCGGCCACAGCGACCCCGGTAGGGGGGTGGCGGGGAGGGATGTTTCGCCACGGAGGAGCTTGGGTCCCAGTCGGTTACAGCCCGTGACCAGGGTGCCCCCCTACCCTCACCCACCGTCACCACCTGCGGCTGTTGACCGCGCTCACAGTCGTGCGACGCTTTCGCGTGCGAAGTCGTGCCTGCGCTATGGCCTGACCTGCACGTCGGTTGCATGAGCTGTGCGCTAGACGTCGTGGTCCTCTACCTGCCGGGTCGTAGGCCAGCGGTACCGCGTGGTCGTAGTCCAGGCTCATGTCGACGGTCATGTCGTGATGGCAGAAGGGGCAGGGCAGTGCGCCCGCACGCTGCAGGTCCTTGAGCGCCTTGGCGCGAGCGCGCCGGTGCTCCCAGTTGTAGCCGCGTCTGGCCGCAGAGGGACGGGGGTTGTGAGCCACCCCCGTCTTTGCGCGCCCCGGCTTGTCGAGTGCCTCGCGCCGCAACCAGTCGCGGACGGCTTGGATGTGCCGCCTCGGGTTGGGCCGGTGTGCGGCGCGTGCGATCAGCTCAGGCTCAGGCGCGGTCAGTAGCACCACCTCGGCGCGGATCTGCCGGGCGAACTCCTCACGCCGTCGTGGTCCGGGGCTGCAGCGGATGACCCAGGCGGTGCCGTCTGTCATGGCCGCAACCTTGGCGAGGCCTTGCCGCATAGCGGCGGCGCCGATGGCGTCCTGGTCGAGGACGAGGTCACCAGGCTTGGCGCGCTGCGTCACGTAGGTGGTCTTGCCGGAGCAGGGTGGTCCGGCGACGAGGATGACGCGGCGCATCTCGCCTCCCCGCGGTGTGGCGCGGCAGGCTCCCGCAAACCTGCCGCGCCGTCCCCCACCATCCGTCCCCGGATGCACAACAGCCCGGGAGCGGTGAGCTCTCCGGGCTGTGAAGACAATGCAACGACGTTAGATAGATGATCCTTCGCTGCAGGTCAGGTGTCAAGCCGCCAGCGTGGTGCGGAAGGTGGCAATCACGTCAGCTACGGCGTAGAGCGTCGGGCGTCCGTCGATGCGGCGCCAGCGGTGCACCGAGGCGAGGCGGTAGACGGTGCCGATCGGGCGGCGGTAGAGGAACGCGACCTCGGATGCGGTGACGTAGCGGATCACGGCGCTTCCCGTGCGGCCTGCATGGCCGCGGCGACACGCGCATCGTGCTCCGCCTTATCCCGCATGAGGCGCTTTTCCCACTCGGTTGGCAGATGGACTACGCATCCCCTGCTGAACCCGCGCACGAATCGGATCTCGGGGGGTACGGACACGTCGACCAGGTCACACGTGCATTCCGGTGTCTCGCTCACGGCCGCCACTCCTCGCGGTAGTCGGGGTGATCGGCGTACGGCAGGGACAGCAGGCGAAGCGTTGTGCACGGCCAGTCGCGCCATCTGGCCTCATAGGCAGGCGGATCTGCGCACACGTCGCAGACGGCGCGCAAGCCAGTGGAGTCCATCCGGTGCTCGTCGAGGATGCGCCGCTTGGCGTCCACCTCGGCCAGCGCCCGCTTCTTGGTGATTTGCAACAGCGGCAGAGCCGGGTAGTTGCTTTCCTCGGTGGCGACGATCTGCCAGTCTGCCGGCCAGCCGTGGTCGTCCGGGTGCTTGGCGATCTCGCCGGCGTCCTCGTCAAGTCGCGCGCGTAGGAACTCGATCAGGGTCATGCCGCCTCGCTTCCCTCGTCTCCAGTTTCCTCCATCGCCGCCATCAGCTCCAACCAGCTCGACCAGGACGTGCGGCACCTCGCGCAGGCGATCTGCGACACGTACGGGTCGACGTACAGGGTGGTGCCGCAGCGGGTGTTGTCGCGCAGTACGGCGGGGCATCGGCCGACCCGCTCGCCGGTGCGCTTCACCTCGCCGACCTGGCGGGTGAGCGCGCGGTGGATCTGCCGGATCTTCACCGCGAACTCGTCGATGGCCGGATGCTCGTCGCATGCCGTGTCCAACCGCACGCGCAGCCATCCGGCCAACGTCGCGACGGTGGGCACGGGCAGG